CAAAAAAGCCTTCCACCAACGTCTTCACACCCTCAATGCTGCCCCGCATGATGCTCACGGCACCCGACACAGCACCCTTCGCGGCATCCCACGCGCCCTTAAAATCACCCTGCAGCAACTTGATAAGCGTGTCAATAATTCCGCTCACCGCTTCGATGGAACCACCAAGCACCGTTTCAAACGCCGTGCCTAACCCCTCCACGTACGGTTCAATCTCATCCCACGACGGCTTCAACACGTTCTCCCACGCGTCACGCAAAGTGTTGAACAGGTCACCCGCACGCTTCACCAGCGTGTCAAACAACTCCGTCAACTGCCCAACCGTGTCCGTCGCAAAATTAACAACGGTCTCCGTCACGCGAATCACGTCATCGCCGTACTCACGCCGGAACTTTGAGAACGCCTTTTGAATGTCATCAATAATGCCTTGAATGACTGGCAGTGCGTCCGTCACAACACCCGTCACAATATTCATTACGGTACTGAAAGACGTTTCAACTGCGGACGCGAGAGCCTCAACTTCCGGTTGAATTTCATCCCACGCTGGCTTCAGAGTGTTCCGCCAAAAGTCCCGCATGTTTCCAAACGCGGTCTCCACGACACCTTCAACGTCCTCCACGGCAGGCGTGATGGCTTCGAGCGCTGGCTTGACGTTATCCGTCCACAAGCTCGTGATGGTACCGAACAGGTTCTCAATCATTGGCACGACGTTCTTAACCAAGTTATCCGTGACGGTGCGCATGCCCATGAAGTCTGTTGCGTAAGCCGCAGCGAACGCCGCGACGGCACCCACCACCACCGCAATCGGTGCAGTAATCGTCCCAATGGCAGTACTAAGCACCCCAATGGCAATCATCACCGGGCCGGCAGCACCAAGCAAACCAGCAACAATACCAATATTTTTCTTTACGTCGTCTTCCATCGAGTCGAACGCTCGCACGAGTTCCGTCACGCGGTCCACAATGTCAATCACGAAGTCGCTGATGCCAGCTTCACCCATGCCAATCGCGGCACCCTCAACAGCTGAACGAAACTCAGCGAACGCGCCAGGCAGGCCTTGCATTTGTGTTTCCGCCATGCGTTGCGCCGCACCACCGGACGCCTCAATATCGCTAGTGAGGTCCTGCAGTCCCTCCTCACCACGACTAAGTAGCGACAACAATCGAGGGCCGGCACGAAGGCCGAACTCTTCCATGATTTCATCGCCACTGATGCCTGCTTCGTTAATGTTCCCAATGATTTCGGGGAACGGCAGCATTTTGCCTTCCGCGTCCTCAATCGCGAAACCCAACTCTTCAGCGGCAGGCTTGAGGCGCGTGAAAATGTTCCGCAGGCTTGTACCAGCCTCACTGCCTTGCACACCCACGTCACCCAACGCACCAATGGCGGCAGACACCTGCTCGATAGGTACGTCCATTTCAGCCGCGACGGGTGCCACCATCTTCATGGCTTCACCCAACTGCCGGACGTTCGTGTTGGCAATGCTGGCCGTTTCAGCAAGCACGTCGTTAACCGTGCCGATTTGGTCGGGGTCCATGTCGAAACCACCGAGGACGTTAGACGCAATGTCAGCCGCTTCACCAAGACTGATTTGCCCTGCCGCTGCAAGTTCAAGAACGCCAGGGAGTGCTTCCATGATTTCTTTCGTGTCGAAACCCGCTTGCGCGAGGAAGCCCATGCCGTCCGCCGCTTGACTAGCGGAGAACTGTGTGGTGCTACCAAGTTCTTGCGCGAGGTCTTCAAGGGCGGTGAACTCTTCACCTGTGGCGCCCGTGACGGCCTGCACACGATTCATACTGCTGTCAAACTGCGTGCTCATGGCGACAATGCCGCCACCAATTGCCACCAAGGGTGCGGTAAGTCGCGTGCTTAACCTTTGACCTGTTTGCTTGGCGGACTCCCCGAACGTCTTCAGGCGACCCTGAGCGTTTTGTAGTTTACGGCGGTACTGCGAGTCGTCCAGGTTGATGCTGGCAAAAAGCTCGAAAACGTTCACGGTTAACCTCCATCAAACGCGCGCCGGACACGCTCCGCATTTGCAAACGCGCGGGTTTTCTCACGCTGCATTTCATCCGGCGTGAGTTTCTCTTCGGTGGGCGCAAGACCCATGTTCTTAAGGTACTTTTTGAACGGTCCTATCTTGCCACCGAACACGCTGGCGGTCTGCCACCCGATAAACGCGGCGCGTTTCCACGCTGCGTGCTCTTGGTCCATGCGTGCGTCGCTCGCTAGGCGTACGGCTTGCTTGTACCGAGCGTACGGCAGGCCAATCAGGTCTTGGTCTGTCCAGCCTTGAAACCCACCGTGCGTGCGTAGGAGCTGCAGGCTGCGGCCTAACCCGTCGGCGTCTGGCTCCCCGTTAGCTTTCCCACGTCCTCAAGGAACTCCTTAAGGTCCGGGTGGTCCGCTAGGGCTTTAAGGATTGTGATGATGCTACTAATGGGGAATCGTTCCGGGTCCGCGAGGGTTTCACGGTTGATGTTTAGCACGTCTGCCATTAGGTCCATGACGGCGTCTTTCTTTTTGCTCATGCTGGCGACGAGGACTTGCACGGTTTGGCTTTCGTCAACCTGCCCGCCGACAGCGGCGACGCCTGCACCCATGATGTCAGCGATGGCCCAGGCGTCTTCAATGCCAAGGCGACGCATGGTGTACGTTTCGTTTTGGATGGTGACTGTGGCTTTCGCCATGATTGGGTCTTGCATGCTTTTACCTCCCGGAGGTTTGGGGCGGCCGCCGGGACCGACCGCCCACGCAGTAGTTTTGGGACCACAATATACGCCCGGTGTGGTCAAAATAAGCCCCAGGTTTCACCCCCTGGGGCGCAGGGCTTACGAGACGCTGCTGCTGATGTAGATGGCGTACGGTTCCGTATTCGGCGTGGCCGCATCAAAGTGCGCACCGAACGTGACCGGCAGCACGAGTTCATCCTCATCGCTGAACGAGAACTCGGGGAACTCCACCGCAAGGACGTTCTCCAGCACAATCACGACGGCGTCGGTGTCACCCGTGCCGTTCGTGTGCGTCCCAAAAAGCGCGATGTTGTCAATGTAGTCCGTCGTTTCGATAGGGCCGCCCGTGATTTTCGTGAAGCTACCGGCCGTCTCACTGTCAGCACCGGCGAGGACATCCGCGAGGGTCGTGGGGGTCATCTCAAGCAGGTTCGTCTGCAGGGTGGCCTCCACCGACTGGCGGCGCTTGAACCCCTTGGTGGGGCCGAGCTTGCCGTCAGCTTCCATCTCCCGCAGCGTGCGACCGGCCGTGAAGGTGTTACCCCCACGGGTGGCGCCTACGAGAACGCCGCTTGCTTGCGCGTCCGCTACTGGGGTGCTTGCCGTGCCGTCCTCGAGGGAGGCAACGTCAATATTTTTGTACACAACGCCCGCATCAATAACCAAACGGCTGGCGGTGTTGCTGGTGACTCCTGATGCTCCTTGAGCCATACTATTGCTCCTTTTCTGCCGGTGGTTTAGCGTCCGGCTTGAATGCTGCCGCGAGTTTCATGCGGCGGTTTTGACGGTTAACAACCGACGGGGGTGACTGATGCTGGAACAGGGCGGGGAACGTCATCAGCATGCGCTCATCCTGCTCCTGCAAATACAGTCGCAAGGAATGGTCCCACGGGCCCAGAGGGTCCCGCTGCTGGCTTTTGAACCGCCGGTCGGCAAGAATACCTTCAGTGATTCTTGGAGGCAGCCATACGGCCTGTGTGCCCCACCAAGACGAAAGTCGCTTGTTCGGCTCCAGGCGTGACTCTCGAATCGGCCGGTGGTTCCTAAGGTCCACCTCGGTCCGCTCCTGATAGAAGTGCGGCCTCATGGTGAGCAGGCACACGACCTCATCCACGTTGCGTTCAAGGTACGCGAGCCACTCTGGCAAATAGTCACCAGCGATGACGTCATCCTCAAGCAACATGACGGGATTGCCCCTGTACGTACCCTCAAGCGCAGCGCGAGCGTTCAGACGGTTCTTGATTTGCGTGCCGACGCCGGTGTCTGTCGTGATGGCGCGTGGCGTGATGTTGTGCCGTGCAAGACCAGCGAGGGTCTTCGCAAGCACGTCCTCGCGCGTGTCGTGCGTAAAAATGCCGGTGTCAGTCACAGGCCAGCGCTACGCAATCTGCGCACTTCAAGGTCGAACGCCACCAAGTGACGTCCGCGTTCATCCACACCCACGTAAGCTGGGTACCTAGGAGCTCGAGCGTACGGGTAAAACCGACCCGACGTTAACGTTTCGCTACGGAATTGCACGGCATCCCACGCACCCTCCGCCAACGTTTCCGCGGCAGCCTGGTTATCCGCACGAGCCATGACCTGCACGTTAAACCGCTCATCAGCCGCTAAATAGTCAGGGTCACGAAGGCGGCTGTTATCCCGCGCGTAAGTCTGCACAGCCACAGCCAACGATGGTTCATCAGGCATGCGACCACGGAACAAGTCCGTATTCAGCGTCGCTACGCCTGCATCATCAAGACGGGTTGCAAGGTCAGTCAGGACGCTCATTGTGTCGGCAGTCCTTTCTGCAAGGCGCGGCGTACGAGCTCGCGCACTTCATCTTGGCTGTCAGCAGCGGCCCGCTCTAGGAACTTTGCTTGCCCAACCCTGTGTTGCGCGTTGATGTTTTCGTGCACGTAAATGGCGTACTCCACGTTCGTGCCAATGTGCGCCACGTTGTCGGTTAC